GTAATAGGAGGAAGACCAGGCACAGGCAAAACACTTATCAAAGATCAAATCATACGTGAAGGTTTCAGATTAAACAAAGGACAGAACATTAAGGTCCTAGAGTTTACTCTTGAGATGGTATCAGAGAAATCAAGACTAAGAGAATTTACAAGTGTAGCAAAGAAATCTTATCGTTATCTATGCAATGCAGACAAGAAAGAAGATGGGCCTCTATCAGCAAGTGACTTTGAAAAATGCAAAGACTATGCTATTGAAGCATCTAAGCTTCCTGTAGATGAGGTAGAGACACCACCAAGTATTGATCAATTCGATGCAACAGTAACAAGCTATATGGAGTCTAACTCAATAGTAGAAAATGGATCTAAGATATACTGTAATACAGTTATAACTCTTGACCATTCTATTTTGATTAAGGGTGCTAACAAGCAAGAGTTACTATACCAACTAGGAGAGACCTGTACCAAGTTAAAAAGAAAGTACCCAATCATATTCATAATCTTAAGTCAGTTAAACAGATCAGTTGAATCTCCAGAAAGAAATGAAGATGGTAAGTATGGTAACTACATACTTGAATCTGATCTATTTGGAGCAGATGCTTTACTACAACATGCAGATTTAGTTATAGGAATCAATAGACCTAAGATGAAGTTTATCAACTTTTATGGGCCTGATAAATACATCATAGAGGATGATTCAGTTTTAGTTTTTCATTTTATAAAGTGCAGAAATGGTGATACAAGAATGAGTTTTTTTAGAGCAAAGTACAAGACAATGGAGATCGAGGAGATGGAAACACCTCCAAGACATACAGTAGTTAAAAGAAGTAAAACATAATTAGTTAAAAATGGTAAATGAAAAAACAACAAAGGAAAAGATTGAAGATCTAAAAGCTTTGCATCAACCTACTTTTGACAAATTGGAATTAAAGAATCCGTTATTTATACCACGGATATGCTATATTCCAATAGGAGAGAAGGAGCAGGTAGTGTCTTTCTTTGAGCAAGATTTTGCTAAAGGTAAAGATATCTATACGCATTTTGTAAGCAAAGGATATGATTCTGAAGATCCAAAGAATAGATTATGGAAATGGTCGTATAATCCATATTATGCTACTGAATATAAGAAGTCTGATCCACACCCAGATACAGGTAACATAAGATTCATTGTGCCTGTAGATGAATTAGAACTTATAGATGAAAAATATATTGATGATGTAGTTGGTATAGATGTAAGTAAATTTGATATTGAGAATGCTATTCCCAATCCAAATGAAGACCCGCTTATTGAGCAAATGACAATTAGAGATCTTGCAGCTATCTTATTAAGACAGCCTGTAAGTAGAAAGAAGTGGTTAAATGAAATAGTAAACAAATGAGTAAGATAATTCTTCCAACAGCAAAAGTATCTGCAGAAACAAAAAGTCCAAAAAATTTAATCATATTCTCTAAACCAAAAGTAGGTAAGACAAGTCTATTAGCTGAGTTACCAAACTGTTTGATACTAGATCTTGAATCAGGTACTGATTATGTAGATGCAATAAAGCTTAAAGCTTATTCTACAGCACAGATAAAAGAAATAGGTCAAGCAATTATTGATGCAGGTAGACCATACGACTATATAGCTGTTGATACTATTACAGCATTAGAAGTAATGTGTACTGTAGATGCAGAAAAGATGTATATGGGAACATCAATGGGTGTTAACTGGGTTAAGAAGAATGCAGATGGTTCTATTAACTATCAAGATTCACAAAAATCTAAATATGGCAGCGTTCTTAATCTACCTAATGGTCAAGGTTATGGATACCTTAGAGAAGCAATTGTTAAACAGATTGAGTATATCAAAACGTTAGCACCTAGAATTATTCTTTTAGGTCACGTAAAGGATACTCAGTTAGAGAAAGCAGGAGTAGAAGTAAGCTCTATGGATCTTGATTTAACAGGTAAGATTAAAAGAATTGTGTCATCTCAATCAGATGCTATTGGTTATTTATATAGAAAAGGTAAGGAGAACGTACTTACTTTTAAAACAAATGATGAAGTAGCATGTGGTGCAAGACCAGTACATTTAAGAAATCAGGAGATGGTTATCTCTGAATTAAAAGATGGGCAGTATACTGCACATTGGGACAAAGTATATATAGATTAAACAAACAATTAAAACAATGGGATTAAGTACATTAGACATTACTTTACCTGGAGCAGGTAGTAATAACAGTAACAACAATGGTGGTGGTTATAAAGGATTAAATCCAGGTAACTACAAGGTTAGAATACATAAGTTTGAGTTATGGGATCAACCATTTGCTCCTGAAGAAAAAGCTCTCTACTTAGTTATGAAGATGGAGAGTACTAAACCAACTCCTGATTTTGTGGGTTATCCAGTAGATGAGAATGATCCTGATGGGCCCAAGTATGATGGACTTATTGGTAATATTAGAACAAATAGATATGCATTCAAAGATGGATTCAATTCTAAAAAGAATGTGCCAGTTGTAAGAGACGTAGCTATCCTAGAGGAGCTTCTTAGACTATGTACAGAGCTTGACTGCGTTCAGTGGTTTAAAGATGCACATGGTAAGTATGATACTATTCATGAATGGATAGATGCTTTCAATCAAGATGCTCCATATAAAGATAAGTATCTTGAGGTATGTATTGCAGTTAAAGAATACATGGGTAAAGATGGTAAAGTAAAAAAACCATTGGCAATTGCACCATATGAGCTAGTAGATAAGAAATATCACAATGGATATAAAGCACTTACAAGTCAAAAAACTGTTGTAAAATATGATGCTGCTAAACATTGGATTAAAGTAAACCCAGAGCCTGTAACTGAATTCAAATCTGATGATCAACCTGATGATGCAGCATTTGAATCTATTACAAAGTTTGATAAAGATGGTGATGAAATGCCATTTGATTTAGACCCTGGATTTGATATCTGATAATTATGTAATATTGAAGGGGGATATCATGTCCCCCTTTTTTTATCTCCATACTATGCTAAAGTCAAACCCCGCAGTATTTTTTATTGAAGATGTACCAAGTAATTGGATATTTGAAAGTTACTTAAACTTAACAGAAAAACTTACAGGTCAATCTATCAAGATACTTTCCATATTTAAAGCAGAAAAGACTCCTTCAATGTGCATCTATTATTCTGAATCAGATAAGATGTACAAGTACAAAGATTTCTCTACAGATAGATCAGGTAATGGTGCAGGGTTAGTATCAGATATGTTTAACATATCATATGCTAGCGCATGTAGTAAAATCATGGATGATTACAATCAATATCTTAGTACAGGAGACCTATCAAATGATGATCAAATAAGAAAGCATATCATTCCTACGCCTAAATATAAGATCACAGATTTTATAACACGTGGTTGGAATAACATTGATGCAGCATATTGGTTGCAGTTTAGTATAGGTTCAGATGTTTTAAACCATTATGATGTACGTCCTTTAGAAGAATACACGATGTGTAGGCAGTACTCAGATGGTAAAGAAGAAGTAATCAAGATAGCAAGACTAAACGTATATGGTTACTTTAATAAAAAAGGTGAACTCTGTAAGGTATATCAACCTATGCAGACTAACAAAAAGTTTATTAAGGTACTTGACTATATACAAGGATCAGATCAACTAACAGAAACAAATAAGTATTTAGTCATATGCAGCTCATTGAAGGATGTGATGGCATTAAAAGCAATGAAGTTCAACAACATCGATGCAATAGCACCAGATAGCGAGAACTCTAGAATACCAAAAGATCTAATGAATATGTATCTTGAAAGATATACTACAGTATGTACAATGTTTGATGATGATGTAGCAGGTATGAAGTCTATGCAGAAATACAAAGATGAGTACGGCATAGAATCAATTCATTTACAGATGAGTAAAGATCTATCTGATTCAGTTAGAGATTATGGTATGAGCAATGTAAAAGTTGTATTGCGTCCTATATTAAAGAAAGTATTAACACCAAAAAGTTTAAGCAATGAGTAGTAATTTTGATGGATGGATCTATAATTATATAGAGTTTAATGAAGACATGATACCTGAAGGAGCTGTTGGTTTCATATATAAAATGACAGCTGTAATAGATGGTAAATCTGTAATGTATATTGGTAAGAAAAACTTCTATGCAGATGTCAAAACAAAACTAGGAAAGAAGGAGACACCAACAGACAAAAGATTAAAGACTTATAAACGAGTA